ACGGTATCTTGTGACCAATTCGACTTCATTTCGAATTGACCCTTCCATATCAAAATAGGTTCCATAAGCACCTGCGCCGAAAATGTCAACGGCACCATCTTCGTTAGTCTCTGGGACAAACGCTGGTGTGTTTTCATCATCCGCGTCATTACGCTTAATGGTAAAACCAAATAAATTTATTGCCATTTCTCTCTACCTTTGTTCATAATAATGCAGTATAGTGGAGCATTCTAATATATTTAGAATGCCCCACCACGACCACTTTTACCGATTAAGAAGTAGTGTTGCTTGTCCAGAAGTCATACTGGAAAGTAACAGTGAATTCCTCAATCGCATCGTTTGTTGACCAGTCAAGGTCAATGGTAGATACTTCAGTTGGGAACAAACCTTGGAACTTATAGTTCTTAATTTTGTTTCCAGCCTTACCATACTGAGTAACAGTTGCGTCACGCTTATAGCCAGAGGCACCGCCAGATACTTCTAAGTTACCGTTGTGGGTATTCATAGAGTTCATCCAACGCTCCATAGCGTCACGGACAACAAAGTCCTCATCGTTTAGAATAGTGACTGTCCATTCAGCGAACTGACGGTCACCAGCCATTTTTACTTGTCTACCGAAGTAGAATGTCTCAACTAGACCCATAGTTGACGCAGGCAATTGTGCGGCTTTACATGTGAATGTAAATTTGTCATCACCTCCAAAAGGATTGGAGACTTGGACATCGAACAAGTTAGCACGAGCGCCACCTAGATTTAGTCTTGATTTGAAGTCAGCGATATTAAAAGCCATGTTTTTTCTCCTTGTTGTCCGTTAATTAAAATTGACCGACAACTTCGGCGAAGTCAACACCAGTTCTAACCGCAACAAAGTTCAACTGAATGAAGTTGATTGAGCGGGCAGGTTTGATGTAAATGTCTCCAACGAATTCGTTTCTATCGATAACTTCACCAGTGTTGTTAGTTTCGTCACATACAACTCGGAAGTCGTAAATGCCTCTGCGACCTTGAACGTCACGAAGGAATGGCTCAACTAGTGAAACAAAACTGTTGCGGGTAAACTCATCGTTGAATTCGAAGAGTGAATACTTCGCGGCAGTTGCGATTGCTTTTTCAAGCACAATGAACAATCTACGGACGTTGATGCGGTCGAATGCGCTTGGCTTCGCTTGTAGTGTTTTGTCACCGAATAGAACAGTGCCGTCTCCTGGGAATGCAACGATAGGGTTAACGTTGTTCTTGTAGAGTTCGTCACGGTCAGTCTTGTCTGGGTTCCAAGATGGCTTAACAATGTTGAGGATTTGACCTCTGTTAAGACCAGCAGGAGAGAACCATGGGTCACGTTGGTTGTCTGTGCGAACACATAGACCAGCAGTGTCACCGTTCAATGGTACCCAACGATATTTGTCGTTGTATTTGTCATACATATACTTCCATGAAGAATCCAAGAAAGCATAAGATGAGGAACCTAGAGTGTTACGGAATGCAACAACATCTTCTACTTCATTACCGCCGTTGTTTACACAATCAGCAAGTTCTGGTGAGAGGAATGCTACACAGTCTTTACGGGTTTGAGCAATCTCAATTAGTTTTAGAGCAACGACTTGGTTTGCGTCTGCACCCAATAGTAGGGATACGTCAACAATGTCGCCATTCTTAAACAATTCGTAGCCACGAATTTTATCTGCGTCTGCAAGAGCGCCACCATCAGAACCACCGTTGAAGGTGTTGTTCGTTGCTGTGTTGTCTTGTGTAGCATTGAAGTTGACACCAGCGGCGTCTTGACCCCAAATTGCGGCATTCTTAGATTGGTGAGCGATGAACCAGAGATAGTCTGAAGACTGGTTGATAACATCCACATAGTAGTTGTTAGCACCAACGTCAGATTTTGCGTTACCTGCTTTTGATACAAAAGCAAACTTCTCTAGGACTGCGCCTTTAGCACCAGTGATTGCACCAGTAGCATCAACGATGATGATGTGCATCTCATCGTTTGAACCACCTACGTTAGAAGCGAATGTTGAAGTGCCAGGAGCACCATCAAATTCGTCATAATACTTCCAACGAACTTCAGCACCACCAGATGTAATGTCGCCAGTGAAAGCGGCATTCAATGTGGCTTCATCGGCAACACTGTCAACTTCAACAACGTAGCGAACTTCGCCAGTTGCAGTATTAACAATTTGGTCACCAACTGCCATGTGGTCAACAACTTCGTTAATACCGTTGAATGTTAGCGTAGTGCCAACAGTCTGAATATCATTGTGTTGTGACTTGAAGGCGTGTGAGGATGGGCAAACGCCTACCTCAAGAGCATTACCAAGAACACCTGGGTGCTTGGCAGCCCAATAACGACCAGTTGGGATTGTCCCAGCCATTGCGTTATAGGCATCTTCGTTTTGGATTAATTCACCACCACCACTTTCGTTAGTTGCGTTCAAAGCAGTGCTTTCGTCGGCAACACGAACAACTCTTAGAGTATTACCATACTGTAAGAAGTTTGCGGCAGTGAAGAATGAGACGGCGGTATCGCCGTTGGGCTTACCGAAGGTTTTTGCTAGTTCGTCTTCAGACGAGATTAGCACCCTCTCATTGAGAGGACCCCAACGGAAAGCACCTGCGACTGCACCAGCGGTTGACGCAACGGCAGGGACTACCGTAGTTAAGTCAATTTCGCTGACGTTGACGCCTGGGCTTAATTGGAATGGCATATTCATTCTCCTTTATATTTAACCATGATTAGATACGAGTTCAGACCTCATATTCCG